ATCCGATTTCGAAAGGTGAGTCGCCCTCAAAAACTAGGATACAAATGTTATTATATACAGAAGAACAATTAGAAAAAGCATATAGACTATATTTAAAATATACAGATGTAGATCCCGACTTGTTATTTAGTTTAGAAGAGTTTCGATTACTATTTGAAGAAGATGAGGAACTACAGGATTTAGTCTTTATTGATGAAGATAACTTACAAATACATTAGGAGATAAATATGATTGGAGTAGGTGAAAGGTTTCCACTTTTTGAATTACAAGGGGTGGATAGTGATAATAAAATGGTTGGAGTTAGTAATTATAATATCTCTAACACTTGGGCAGTAATTTATTTCTACCCAAAAGACTTTACATTTATTTGTCCTACCGAGATACAGGGTATGGATACAATAAAAGATGCAGTAGTAATCGGAATTAGTGGTGATAATGAGTTTTGTAAACTTGCATGGAAAGAATCAAATGATTTAATTGCAGATATAAAACACACATTAGCTGCTGATTGTGGATTATTTTTAGCTGATGAACTAGGAATAGTGGATCAACAAGCTGGAGTATGTTTAAGAGCAACATACATCATAGATGATAAAGGCGTTATTCAACATGTTTCAGTGAACGCTTTGGACACAGGCAGAAACCACTCAGAAGTACAAAGAACATTAGAAGCTCTAAAAGCAGGTGGCTTAACAGGCTGTTCTTGGTCAATCGGCGATGACTTTGTAGCTTAATGGCTATAAAGAAAAGGGATTATGAAAAGTTAGATGATAACAACATACAAAGAGTTATTGATGCCCTAAATAGTAAAGAACCAATAACCAAAAAAGTAGCTTGTGAAATGTTGAACATAAGTTATAATACTACTAGATTGTCTAAAATAATTGCTTCATACCATGAAGAAAAACAATATAGACAAAATAGAATGGATAGAAATAGAGGGAAACCTGCTAGTGATACAGAAAAGAATGAAATGATTACTATGTATCTGATGGGTAGACCAGTTTCTGATATTGCAAAATCACTTTATAGATCAAGTGCTTTTGTGAAGAACTTTTTAGACATAGTAGGAGTTCCTACTAAAGTAGCGTCTGGTGAGCAATTTATTCCACCAGATGAGTGTGTCAAGTATGAATTTGATGAGGGTGAATGGGTTTGGTTTAATGACTCTCACCCTGATGCTAAAGGTGGAAAAGCAGGAAGAATAAGAAGGGAAGCAGATTCCAAAAGAGGCAGAGAAGGTGGTTACAAAGTATACTTTATAGACTACTGGGTTCCAGTAGAATGGAAGGAAGGAATGTGGATGCCTTGGTGGCCTGGTATAAAAAGATGTCGTTCTTGGACAGTTAAACCTGCTTATGAATTAGCAACAATTCAGCATTTAATTGATGACTATAATATAAACTATGAAAGTTTATAGACGAGAAGAAAAATGGTATGAGAAAGCCATGACAGCATTTGCAAATATGATGTTAAATCCTGTTATACTATACATCTTTTTTGTAGGGTGTGTAATTCTCAAAGATTTAAGGAATTTATATGAAAGACTTTATTCATAACATAAAAAATGGAATCAAAAATATTGTTAGATTTATACTTAGTTTATTTGAAAAACATCAAAAACTAAGTGTAAGATATAATCACTATGATAGTCAAGGTGAAATCATAGATGTTATAGTCAGAAAATTTGAAGTTAGAAGATTCTATAAGAAAACTACAAAACACATGGTTTTCAAACAAATGAACGGAAAGAGGGTTGAAGTTAAAACGGATAAACCTATGGATTATGTTTTGGAGGATATTTAATGGAATATTTAACTTATTATGCAGCATTTGCTGTAAGTGGTGGACTAGTATCAACATGGAAACTATTTCTACCAGCAATAGAATATATTGAAATAGCTAGACCAAGTAGTAAAGCGTTAAAGTATAAGCCAGTTACAACCTTAGTATTTTTTGGATGGGCTACAGTACTTGCTCCTTTTATGATTGCTTGTTTAGCGTATGAGGATCATTTCAAAGAAGTATTCATTGATAACTTATTAAAAATTGATCGAAAAAAATAGTTCTTGACAAATATGTTCAATTTTGATACAATATATTCTATAAAGTGGAGATTATGGAACAACGAGAGAACAAAAATAATTTAGAAACTGCTGTAATAAGTAGAGAAAAAATTATTTCTAAAAGTCTCCACGAACAAATAGTATCTACCCTTAATGAGCAACTCTATAACGCTTATAAAAGAATAAATGAATTAGTAAAAGAGAGAGACAAACTCAAAAATGGGTGATCGTTTTTATCAACAACAACTGGAGAGACATGGCACTTGTGTCGGTTTCAAAGGTTCAAAACGGAGAAGAAAAGTGGCTTGGACAGACGAAAGTAAAGCACAAGCAATAGAAATGTATACAGCTGAAGATCCAACTCCTGAAACTAGCATGGAGATTGTTAAGATCATAGCTGATGAATTAGAAGAGTCACCAAATGGTGTACGAATGATTCTCACTAAAGCAGGTGTATATGTTAAGAAAACTCCTAGCAGATCAACTTCAACTAATGGTGGTGGAGGCAGAGTAAGTAAAGCCGAATGTCATCAGATGTTGTGTGATGCTGTGGAGAAGCATGGCGGCTCACTTGATATGAATATCATTGACAAGATATCAGGTAAAGCGGCTAAGCATATTGCTGAGCAATTAAACGCAAACTAAGTAAAAAGCGTAGGTAGTTTACTATCTACGCCTTTTTATACCCAAGTTTACCACATAAAAATTTTGAATCAAAATTACTTGAAGCAAATCTTAAATCCCAGCAAAATTTAAGAAGGAAACAACACCATAGTTAAAACATAACTTAATTAAAGGTGTTCAAGTGGATAAAGAACAATTTAAAGATAGGGTAAAGGAATGTGGAGACGCAGTAATTACTTATCGTAGTACAAACTCACGAAAGCTAAAATACAATGTCTGCACTTTAGATTTCTCTACCAAATACATTCAAGAAAAGCACAATCGTGCAAAAGAAACCAAGGATACGGTTTTGTTATTCTGTTGGGATACTGATTCCTACAGATTACTTCGCCCTGCCAATGTCACAAGTATAGTACCTTTGCAATCAATTTTAAAGAACAAGGAGTACTAGAAAATGATAGATATATGGCAAGAACCCGAAATCTATTCCCGAATTATAGATGAAAGTGAAGATGGCTTAGAACAAGTTCGTCTCACGATAAATACTTTTAGAGAAGTAGAATATATACATATCAGAAAGTATTATCTTGATTTTAATGAAGAATGGAAACCCTCCAAACAAGGCATACACATGAAACTCAACCTCACTAACTCACACGAGTTATTCGCAGCCCTAGTTGAGATACTATCCCTAGCTGAAAGTAAAGAAATGATCCACGAACACTTCGGGGAAATTTTCAACGAAGTTTACAATAATTCTTGACTTCTATTCCGATTTTCTATATAATATATAAAAATCGGAGAAATAAATGGCAATAATTAAAGGAAGTATGAATTACACACCTTCTGGTAGAAAAAGAAAACGACTCAAAAAATCCAGAAAAACTTATACCCCAGCTAAACATACAAAGTCTAGTCCTGCACACTTGGATAGACTTGAGCGTATGAGAGCATTTGAAAAAGCCTATCCTTCTCTGGATACACAAACAAAAAAAGATTTTAAACCTACTGACGACTCTTATA